CAGACAATTTTCCCGCTACTTTATTTGTATTGTTATCGATGAACCTTTCAGATGACCCGCTGTTATGATGAGAGTAGGACTGAAATGTCCGCTTTTATTATATAGCATGAGTTACACTCTCTCACCTTTGAGTGTTTCCAAGCTAAAGGCTTTTATTACCCCAATTGCTAAGCCTGAATCCAACTGCTACGTGTAGTTTGGGCTCCGTCGGCCTGATAGACAAGATTAGTATTAAGTTAAACGTATTCAACACCACTAACGAGTTGAATAATACGACCCTTCTTGTCGGATCTACCTTCCGAGACTACTACACCGACTGAAACAAGTTGGCGGCGAACCCGTCTATTCCCTGAAGACCGAACAGATACACACCAGAATTATTTCGTGTATTGTCGACAGGCGCTATGATGGAATCTTAGCGACGCTGGCAATACAGCGTATACCTTTTCCATGTGAGACTTGTTGCAAAGTTCACGCACTCTTTATTATATTCTCCACAGAACCCCACTCTACGATGGTTTCTAGTTTACTAGATTGTTACTGCGTTCTCTCTCTTTCCACACCCCAACTCTTTCTCTCCGTCGCCTTTCGAGGTGACACGGGCTAATCACCCTGCCTTGCGGCACCGATTACCGAAAACCCCGAAGAACCGTCGGGGCCCGACACTCGATCGTCGCACCTATCTAAGAGAGACTACCGTTCGAAAGTCTCCTCTACTCGCTCCCATACTGTTAAAGCTATTGTTCCTGTTAAAGTTGATACTATATTGGTTAACACCAATTGTAAGCACTGTTCTGTGCTTCCTAATAAAGATCAACACTCTCATCCGTACTTGTATAAGATTGACCCTCCCCGTTACACCCCTATCGTCTATTCACAAGGAACCAAATATATCGTCCCGTGTATGTTTGTAGTTTCTAATTGGATAGAACGACTTATTAACATAGGTCGAACTTCCCATATAGAGATTCAACATATCTATTGGAGCACTACCCGTGCTCGTTTTGAATTTCATGTTCTCGATTGTGATAATGTATGGACCGATTTTCAGCAAGATCCTGGATTTGCTGAATCCGTCCAATACTCCGATTTTAATGACCTTCCTTTCATAACTCTTAGAAATGTTGATAATAAT